AATGACATATTTATTTAAATTTAAACTTTTAAAAATTATAATTAGAAAACACATAAACAGATTAACTGAAATTGTTTGGGATAACCCCCCCTCTGCACCACCTTTTGCAAATTGACATAATTTACGTTAATAAGCACAAGGATATCTAAAAATGAAACACTCAAATAATCTCCATAAATTGAGAATGGAAAAAGGATTAAGTCAATCTGAAATGTCCAAACATCTTGATATTACACAAGGTTTATATTGCAGATTGGAAAGAGGATCAGTTGATCCTACTAAATATTTAAATAAATTATCTGAGCTATTCAGGGTTCAAAAAGATGATATATATACTTACAAGAACAACACAAACAATGTTACTGAAGTTCAGATAGTTCAGCAGCTACCAGTATTTGGTATGCCAACTCTTGATGGTAAAATAAATATTACCAATAAATTCGCATCTACAACTGAAAGACCTGATTACCTAAAAGATAATCAATCAGCTTATAGTTGTTTTGTTGTTGGGCATGAAATGCAACCAAGATTTAAGCATGGTGAATTAATATATATTGATCCGATAAAAAAGATTAAAAATGATGATGAAGTTATTATTTCTACTTTTGAGGATGATGAAGAGATTGCCATACTTAGCTGCATAATATCTGAAACTGATGACCACTATCTTTGTGCTACTTATCAATCAGATGACCATGTAAAATTTATGAAATCTCAGATAGGCAGAGTTCATGCAATAGTAGGTTTGCGCCAAATCTATTAATTAATTATTACCATTTATAACTTATAACTTGTAATATATATTACTATTGGTTATAAAAAGGTATGCATGATTATTTTGAAAAGTATAAATTTTCTGATGAAGAGTTAGAGTATCGTAAAGGATTTATTACTGGTACTGATATGAATAGATTAGCTACTGGTGATGAAAATATTGTCTATAGTTTATGGGAAGAAAAAACTGGTAGGTCTGAGAATAAAGACCTTACAGACATCTTTCCAGTTATGATGGGTTTAGTAACAGAACCACTAAACCTTGCATGGATCAGCAGAAAATATGGTTATGAGATAGATTTATATCAAAAGGTTCTAACCTCAGAAAAACATAAGTTTATGAGATGCACTCTTGATGGTGCAATTATGAATTATGATGATCAGGTAGCAGTTATAGATGCCAAATATACTGATGGCAGACCTAAAGCTGATGAGAGTTGGTCTGATGTTATACCAAGATTACTCAAAACTTATACACCACAAATAAACTGGAATGCTTACCTATTGTCTCAGCATTTAGGTAAAACAGTTAGAAAAGGGGTGTTGAGTATTCTAAGATCAGGTAATGAGCCTATGTTGGAAGAGATTACCATTGATCCCCAATATCAAAGAGAACTGATAGACATAGCTACTTATTTTCATGGTTGTGTCGAGTTAGATACACCACCTGAAGACATTGTAACCTCAGAGCCACCAATACCCCCTGAGTTAAGAAAACCTTATGACATGGCATCTAATGAGGACTTTAAGCATTTTGCCCTTAATTTTATTCAGACTAAGGGTGCTGCAGTAGCTAACAAAGAATATGAGGCAAAGCTGAAAAAGCTTGTTCCAAAAGATGCTCTTAACTGTTTTGGGCATGGAATAAATATCAAAGTGGCTAAAAATTTCAGAAAAACTATTGAGATTATTGAGGAGACAAAATGACAGATTTGAAACCAGTTATGGAGCTAGTGAAAGTATTGCATGAGAAACATGGAGTACCTCAAAAGGGTGGTAAGAAATATACTCAGGTTGTTCATAGGATGGAAGCTTTTAGATCAGTTTTAGGATTAGGTATTGGGTTTGATACTCAGATTGTTGTTGATGATGGTAAAAGAGTTGTCATCAAAGCAATAGCAGCAGACAAAGATGGGCGCATACTTGGATCAGGTTTTGCTGAAGAGATTAGAGGCGAGGGTCATGTAAATAAAACCTCTGCACTGGAGAATGCTGAAACTTCAGCTATAGGAAGATGTTTAGCTAGTCTTGGTATATCAGGTGGCGAATATGCCTCTGCTAATGAGCTAGATGCAGTTGATAGAAAATCAAATGCTTTGATTCAGAAAAAACCAATACAAACACCCAACCAAAGATTGAATGAGCTACAAGATAAGAAAAAAGATGATGCACAAGTATTGGAAATCAGACAAGCAAGATTTCAGGATTTATCAAATCAAATAGAAAAAATTACTCAACTTGAAGATCTAACCCAGTTTTACAAAGACAGAAAAGAAACTCTTAATAACGACAGTGTTCTTTGCAAAATGGTCATTGATAAATGCTCAAAGAGAAAAGAAGAAATACAAAAAAAAGATGAATTTATACACAATTTAAATAACGGACAGAGGGAGAACTACCTTGGATAAGAAATACAAAGAACATGGCAAAGACAATCTGACACTGACCCTGAATAAAGAAACAAACAAAATTGAAGATTGGCATGATGATTGGAAAGGCACAGCAATAATAAACAATGAGCCATATTACTTAAATGTTAAAATTAGAAATGATACTTGGATGATTGGTACTCTTGAAAAGAAACCACCAAGACAAGAAGAGCCTAAAGAAGAAATAAAAGAAGAACAAACTGACACTGTGCATGAGGATTTGGATGATGAAATCCCCTTCTGACATCTTGCGCCAAGCAGCAGACATGATTGAGATCAGGGGTAAGCAGTATGGAGATTACAATAAAAGCTTTGAGATCAATGCCAAAGGTCTAGGTCTTGTCATAGATAAGGAAGTAAAACCTTTTCAATCTCCTCTAATACTAGCAATCACAAAACTTACTAGATTATTCCATGATCCAAAGAATAAGGATAGTTGGATAGATTTATTAGCTTATATAGCTATTGCAGCTTGTATGGCACTGAGGAAAGACTAGCTCCCCTCTATCATGCCTACCAATCTTTCATAATCATCAGGTGATTGCGCCCTATCCTTATCAGCAAAAGTATAATGATGTTTTGCAGTATTAGATCTCTTTGAGTGACCCATACGATATTTATTTGTTGTTGGTGGTACTTGTAATCTTTCATCCATAGTCGTTGAGAAAGCTTTTCTAAAAGCACCTAAACCTCTACCATCCCTATCTTTTGGGTCTGCCTTATATGACACTCCACTTACCTTACAATAATGCTTTATCTGCTTTCTCCATGCATCCTGATCGCCATGTAAGCCTCTAGCAGAGGGGAAAACAAAAACATTGGAGTTACAGACCCTTTGCCAATCTTTCAGCACTTGTAAAAGCTTTGTGCATAATGGGATAGTTCTCTCCCTGAACTTGGTTTTAGTTGGTTGTAGCTCACCTCTGTGGGCAGTTCTTACAACCTTCAGACTTCTTTTGTACAAATCTATATCTGACCATTGCAGACCTGCTAACTCATTTGCTGACATACCGGTTATAGCTGATGTCCAAAACAAACTATAATACAGAGGACTATCATCTTGTGCAGCAGCTATTAGCTTTTTGATCTCCTCAAGACTAAAATCAACTCTCTCCTGAGATGATCCTCTGATAATGTCTCTTTCTGATCTACTACATGGATTATGATTTACCCATCCCATAGAGATAGCATATTTAAACATGAGGTTCAGGGTAGACAAAATAGCTCTTCTAGTTTTGCCTGATAAACCATTTTTTTTCATTTCATCATTAAAAAAGTTAATTCGCCCTGCATTGATAGTTGTAATATTGGTCTGAGGCTCAAAATACTGTGATATATGTAGTCTGAGATGTCTTTCATCATTCTCGTAATGTCTTCTGCTAATACCATCCAAAACACCAATCATTGTGGCTCTGTGGATTAGGAATAGCTTGTGACAGTTCTCAAGAGATGTTGATCTGTATATGCCACCATTATGTTCTATTTGCTCTTTTACTTGCTTTACTTTGGCATCAACTTTGTCTTTGCTAACAGAGGTAAATCTACACTCTTTGCCATCAAGCTTGTAATAGATAAGCCATGTTTTGAATGGCTTACCTCTTCTAGTTGTTATTATTTTTTTAGGTCTTGAGGGTTCTCTATTTTGCATTAGTTTGATCCCCCTACAAAATTATCAATCATTTTATCAAATCTTTTTATTTCCATATCTTTTATGTAATCAGATTTGTGCCTATAAAATCTGTCTTCTATCATTCCAAAATCAAAATTCATTAAATCCTGAAATTCATCCCAATCACCCTTATATCCACAAGCAGTTTTAGGGCATTTTATTGTTTTAGTTTTTTTTGGAACATAAAACCCATCATCAAAACCACCACCACATTTAGGGCAATCTTTTATATGTCCATCATACTCAAATCTATAAACTCTTTTTCTCATTAGTTTGCTCCTATTTTTTTGAGAGTGTCATTTGTAAAATCTCTTTCATACTGGTTAGGTTGCATACCATCAACTGCTATCCATTGGATCAGACCATCAATAACTTTACCTGATTTTTTGTCTTTTTTTATGGTAGCTTTCTGCATCCAAAAACCACTAGCTTTTAGGGAAGTACCACTTTCATGTGGTCTTGTATAAGTAATTACACATTTGTAACCCATTGCAAAACAAGCTGCTTTTGCTTTTCCTAAAAGAAAACTTGCAACATCCTTACCACCCTTTGTGCATAATCTTCTGATCTCAATGTGATCTCTTCTTCTGTTCCATTTAGAAGAAGGAACATCAACAGTAGCTACACCAAGCAAACTATTAATATCAAAACCAATAGAATTGCTATCTTTATAGTCAACTGCACCAATAGAAAACTTATGTCTTTTCAATGGTTCAGAGTGCCTATGATTGTCAGCAACAAAGCTTTGCGCCTCATCTAGACTTAATTTTACGTTTGTTAACTTCATTTTATTGCCTCTCCGTTTAGCTATAAAATATAACTATTAGTTATATATATTACTAAATATAATCATTATTACCTAATATGCAAGTATTAATATAAAATAATCCTGACGAATGTTGGCTATAGGTTTAGCTATAGAATTAAGTAATAAGGAAAAAAGACAATAAAAAAACCACCTGAAAATTTCAAGTGGCTATCGATAAGTCTTTGTTTTTGTTGGAAATGTTAGGGAATAGTTGGTTGCGGGGGTAGGATTTGAACCTACGACCTTCAGGTTATGAGCCTGACGATTTCTAAGGAAATCAACCATTACAGAGGGTGTTTAGCTATAAGTTTGGCTATAAAATACGATTCGCATAAAATCTATAGCGAAACATTTTCTGCCTGACGATTTGGGGTTTTTTGTTGTGCCTGACGAACTATGTAAGGGTTTTCATACGTTCAATTAAGCGATTTGCTCTGTTTGGAACGTCTACTTTTGCCCATTTGCTGTCTTGCATCTCGATAGCTGCTCTAGCAAAATCCTGATCTACAATACTAGCTTGTAGCTTTTTGAAACCCTTGAGGCGATTGAAACCAAGATTATAGGACATATTAGCTAATATTCTTTGCGCCTCTTCAGGGAGCTTATCAAAGTTTGGATATATGGTACGACAATCTTTTATACAGACTTTTAAAAATTTATCAAAACACTCATCAACTCTTTCTTGGGAAACTACAGTGCCAACCTCATAGTCGTACTCTTCATCCCACTCTGTTGCTAGTGTTCCGTAGCCAAAAGTTTTATATCCTAGGTGATCTAGGTAAATTATATGCTCACCATTTTCATTTAGCTTTTGACCTTCATCAGCTATCAATTCTTCTTTAAGTTTGTCTAGATCCATTAGTATTTCCATATTTGATTATCATTGCATTTTACGTTTTGAGAACTCCAATCATCTTCAGGTAAATGTTGATTTCTCTTTTGTAATTCTTTGAATATCTGCCTGACTTCGTTGTGTCCTGATCTTTTGATACTTCTGCAGCTAATACAGAGTTTAACCCTCTCATATCTGCCTATCTCTACATAACAACCACATTCCATACATTTTCTATGCTCAGACATTATCTTTTCCTATTTATGAGTTGCAGACCTTGTTTTCCAAAACGATATCCAAATGATGAACCTATAACTATGTAAAGCATATTAGAAAACCAAGCAGGAGTATGTTGATCTAAAAATATAAAACCTTCTTTTACATAAGGTTGTGTGTAGGGGATAAAACAAGCAATCAGGATACCACCAAATATCAAAGTCCAAAATTCATCTTTAAGACTATCACCCATGTGATCAGTAAGTTTTTGCTCTTGTAACATTGTTGAGGTTGCTTCAGTTTCATAAACTTTTGCCTCTGCTTTTGCTTTGGCAACCTTCACTTCTGTTTCAGCTTTTGATTTATCTACTCTTCCTTTTAGCCAAGTTCCTACTAAACTAGCTACTGGAGAAATAAATGCTTGGATCATCTGCCAACCTTTTTCATAGTAGCTTTGTGCGCCTGAAGAAATGTCATAGGATTTCTAGCTCTAGTCATAAGCCTAATCATCTCATCATTATGTTTTTTTGTGTGATGCTTTGAGTGTCTTTTCATTGCATCAGCTTGTCTTTTAGTTAAACTTTTCATTTTTCACCTTTATGTTCATGACCCATCCAAAT